ATACATATTAACCTAATAAGTAGAAAAGCCAATAAAGACGAAACTAAATGGTTTTGTGAAAGAACAGAACACATTAACTTTATTGCACCGATTAGTAATGTTTTACAACATAGAAATAAACTAACCAAAACAATGAAAACACGATATATGATAGTTAGGATAGTAAACATCTTAGCTGAAATGAAACAAGATAATTCAATAATAACGGAAGATTGTTATACTATTGTAGATAAAGATTATGAAGAAGCTGAACACGCTTATAGAGTAAAAGAAAAATACAGAGAACCTAATCATTACATTATAGTAGAGTATTTGTGCTAACATAGAAATAAACTAACCAAAACAAAGGGGATGATTAATGATAAATTACGATTTGAAAACCAAAAAGACATTGAAAATGAGTTAATTGTCATTGAAAAAATTTGTTCGGATGGTAAATTTTATAAAAAATTAGGTGATTACGATTTGGATTTTTTAGTTTACGAATTGCGGAACGAAAAAAAAGTTGGTTTGGCTTTTATAGAAATAAAATGTTACAATAAAAATCACGATGATTTTCCTGAAACAATGGTCAGTTGCATCAAGCACCGGAAGATGATGAAAAGGGCGTTACAACTTGAAACGTATCTATTCATTCAATGGAATGACAAATTGCAATATATCAATTATAAGGACATTATAGGGGAAAAGCGTGTTGGTGGTCGTAAACCAAGACCGGGTTCATCTAATGACCAAGAAATGATGATTTTTGTACTAAATGAAAAGTTTAAAGATTATGTTTAACTTTGATATGTGGAGGTTAAATATAATAACGGCTATCCGACAAAAAAGTGCATTGAATATTTGTTGGCTAAATGTGACATTGATGTTGCAAAGGTTGTTTTTTGTGCCGATTACAATAGTAAACGAGCCGGGATATTATGGAAAGCACATTCAATTGATAACCAAATAAAAGATTTTTGTATATTTGCGGAAGAAAACAATATCAAGATTGGAAGAACAAAATATTTTGGTTTAATTCATTCGGTTTGGTTCAAAAAAAGATTGTTTAATGATGTGTGAACACGGTTTTCCATTTATTGTTGATGAAATATCCGAATTTATAGTTGATTTGTATTTGATCCGGGATGAAAAGGTTGAAATAAGGGTTTCGCCATTTCTTTTGCCGGTAGGAACAAAATTTGAACATCAATCAGGAACGTATGAGGTTGTTCAGATACTAACTAAGAACGGAGGTATTCAAGTAATGTGTGAATGTGTATACAATGACACCGCATTGTTTAATATGGTAAACAATATGCGTGATAATGATAACTAATAATTGACTCTAAGGGGTGGGGTTTTTGATAATTGTTTGACAATTCTTATCTCAAAATTTCCGTTTTTTCCCATCCCTTTCTTTATTTTTAGAATATGAAAAATTCAAATGGTGGTATAATGGAAAAGGCAAAAATTAAACGTGCCGGAATACATTCGAAAACAAAGTCAAGCAAATTAAAATCAAGTAAGAACTATAACAAGAAATACAAGGGGCAAGGGAAATGATTGAAAGCGAAATAAAAGAACATATTAAATACCTAAAATCTAAGTTGACCGGAGACTTGTTTCACGATATGCGAACACAAGAATCAATTTATGATTTGAAAAAGGTTTTGAATCCTGAAATTGTATCATCCCCGGAATTAGATAATGATGAATGTATATCTTGCGGATCATAAATAATACACTATGAAAAGAATCAAATTAATTTGGCTTAAATTCCTAAATAAAAGAGGATTCAAACGCTTAACGAATGCGGAAGTTAAAATGATGAATGTTGCCGTAATGATAACGGAAGAATACATTCACTCACGAAAGTTCAGGAGGGCAATAAAAGACACCAAAATTGCAAATTACATCGAACAGACTTTGAATGATTGGGGTCAAACAACAAAGAACGAATACAAGAAAAATGAAAATTAAGATAGTAAATACTTTACGAGCAACATTGGGTGTTGTTTTAGTACCAATATTTTTTGGTCTTTTTATAGCCGATAGGTTTATTCTCGCTTTGATGCCTTGGATGGAATCAACACGTTTTAAAAATTGGTTGACCAACACCGAAATGTTTATGATGTCGTTCCTGAGAGTCTTCGTTGTAAGCATTATCGTTGTATGTTATAATTTGTTAATATTTATATTGTCTTAAAATCACTATCTTTGAGTTATGGCGAACGTTAGCGAACATACTAAAAAAGCGGTCAAGGAAGCATTGATTCAGGCAATGCAAAAGGCAATGGGTGTTGTGACTGAGGCGTGTAAGATTGCTAAGGTTGGTCGAACTACATTCTATAAATTATACAATAATGATCCGGAGTTCAAACGTGCGTGTGATGAATGTCAAGACATTGCACTTGATTTTGCGGAATCTCAATTGTATTCACAAATCAAAGGTGGTTCAACAACTGCAACAATATTCTATTTAAAGACCAAAGGGAAGCACCGGGGTTATGTTGAACGTCAACAAATAGACATCAACAAAGGACAACCGGATTTAAGTCACCTTACAAGTGATGAATTGGTCGCATTATTAGAGAATGAGTAATGAAATAAGAAGTGCCGGGTTTGATGTCGTAAAGCAAACACTTTCCAAACGTGATTTTTGGCGGTTCTGCCTTTATTATGATAACGAATTCTTTTCCAAACGACCATTCTTTAAAGACATTGCACAATCGTTTCAAGATGTCGAAGAGGGGACAATCAAATCATTATCGGTGTCATTACCCCCCCGTGCCGGGAAGTCATATCTAACGTCTTTATTTTGTGCTTGGACATTGGGAAGAAACCCAACACAAAGCGTGATGCGTAACACTTGCACCGCTACTTTATATTTAAAGTTCAGTTATGACGTTAGGTCAATACTCAAATCCGAACGATTTAATTCGGTCTTTCCTGAAGTAAGATTGTCAGATGACAAAGCGAATTTGCAAGGTTGGAACACCAATAAGTCAAAGCAAGTTGGTTACTTTGGAAGCGGTGTTGGTGGTACAATTATCGGGTTCGGTGCAACCAAGGTGGGCATTACCGATGACCTTTATCGGGGCGTTGAAGATGCATTATCGGACACCGTAAACGACCGCATCCATCAATGGAAACAATCAACACACGATTCACGATTCGAGTCAGGTTGTGCAAGAATAGACATAGGCACACGATGGACATTGAACGATGTAATTGGTCGCAATATGGATGATAAAATTTACGATAAATCAATAAGCATTCCGGCACTTACTGAAGCCGGGGAATCATTTTGTAATGACGTAATGACAACTAAAGAGTTTCTTGATAAGCGTAAGCACACCGCCAAAGAAATATGGTTAGCGGAATACCAACAACAACCGGTTGACATCCAAGGGCGTTTGTTCAATGAACTAAAGGTGATACCAAAGCAAGAATTTGACCTTGACAAGTCAAAGATTGATGGTTGTGTTGCTTATTGTGACGTTGCCGACCAAGGAAAAGATTATACCGCATTTGTCATTTGTGCGGTCAGAAATGAACAATTTTATGTTGTTGATTATGTATATTCAAAAGAAAATACAGATGTAACAATCCCAATGATTGCGAAACGTTTGGATCAATGGGGTGCTTCTTATTGCCGTGTTGAATCGAATTCAATGGGTGCGATGTTCTCACGACATCTTCAGAGGCAAACCAAGACAAGGATATTGCAAGTGCATAACACGATAAACAAACAAACGAGAATCATAATGCAATCGGCTTTCATTCAATCGCAATTTACTTTCCTGAACACCGGATCAAATCAATGTATTCAGTTTATTCAAAACGTACAATCATACTCAAAAGAGGGTAAGAACAAAAACGATGATGCCCCGGATTGTCTCGCCGGGTTGTCTATATTTTCCCAATCAATGTTTCGGCATTTGGCTAAAATGTAATCATCGTAAATGTTTAGAAATTAATCACTAACTTTGTAATAGAATTTAAGCATATGAATCCATCATTTTTTGAAAAGTTTTTCGGCATCCAATTTAATCCGAACGACAGATTTGTAAACCAATTCAAAAGATTATTCCCAACACAATCGCAATTGTGGGGCAAGAAAGATGCGGTTTGGGTTGATGTCAATGATGCTTGGAAATTATATATTGAGATTCCTGAACTAAGGGCAATTGTTGAAAAACGTGCTTCGATGATGTCATCAAACAAGCCGTGTTTATACGACAAGAATGGAGAGAAAGTGGAAAACCATTGGCTAATGGATATGATCCATCATCCAAACGCAATTCAATCTTGGTCGGATGTTGTCTTTTCCATAAGCGTTCAGGATGCCTTGTACTCAAATGTATTTTGTTATTCACCCAAACGAACTGCCGGGATTCGAAATCTTTTCGTTCCACTACCGGCAGACAAAGTGAAGATTCACTTGACCGGGAAGAAATTAAAGCAAATGGATGCGGAAGATTTAGTGAGTAAATTCACCTTTAAATACGATGATGACACAACCGAATCTATTGATTGGGAAGATATGGTTTACTTAATCACCGATGATGGTATGAACATCATCAAACCGGTGTCAAGAATTGAAACTTTACGTTATCCATTGTCAAACATAAGGGCACAATATCACAAACGAAATGTATTGTTGGAAAACATTGGTGCAATCGGAATACTATCCGCACAAAATAATGACCTCGGTGGTGCGATACCGATGACACCGGAAGAAAAACAAAAGATTCAAAACGATTGGTATAATCGCCAAAAGGATGAGGTAATCATCACGGAAGCAAATGTTGATTGGAAGCCAATGAGTTATCCAACAAAAGATTTGTTGTTGTTTGAAGAACTTACTGCGGATAAACTTGCATTGATTGATGCCTTTGGGTTGTCGTATAATCTATTCTCACAAGAAAAGGGTGCGACACATACAAACGTGCGTGATTCGATTCGTATGGTGTACCAAGACACAATCATCCCGGAAACACAACAAATGTATGATTCAATCATTAAGCAATTTGGATTGGATAAAGAGGGTTATTATTTGAAAGCGGATTTCAGTCACTTGCCGGTTCTTCAGGATGACGAAGAAAGCAAAGCAATAACGCAAAAGATAAAAGCCGAAACACTTGAAAAGATTGTCGGGTTAGGCGTTGAATTAACACGGGATGAAATACTAATATTAACAGACTTAAACAACCAAGAATAAAATGGGAAATTCTCAGTTAGATGCTATTGAAGAAATGGCGTTGCAAAACGGAACGCATATTGTAAATGATGCGACCGAATACACAAACGATATTGATGCAATTTATGTTGCCGAAGATACCGTTTTTGCATCCATCAAAGTGCTTGGAACTGATGCGAAAACAACATACATTTCAACACCGGCATCAACAATAAAAGCCGGGGTAATTATTGCACCATTAAGGGGTTCAAAATTTAGCGGTTTACAACTTACAAGCGGATCAATCGTTGCAATCTTAAAATAATTTATGTCGTTCTATTCTCTTACATCTTATAGTCAACTGCGAGTCAATCAATCCGCATTAGGTGGTGGAACAACGCCATTTTCGAATGTATATTCATTTGATTTTGATGGTGTAGATGACAAGTTTGCAAGTGATAACAATTATACAGAATTAAACGGTTCAACAAATGCGTCAATTTCCTTTTGGATAAAACCTTTA